CCCCGAAAAGAGGCCCCTTTGTTTTTATTGGCGGTTCCATCTGGTTTATTTTGTTGCGTTAACGAATTGGATGATTATGTTTGCTGACATGGACGATCTGATTACGGTGACACCTGAGGAGCGGGACGAGCTTTTTGCGAAGGCTTATGTTGAGGCTCGTGCGCTGAAGAAGCAGAATGCTGCGGAGATTGCGTGTGTTCGTGCTGGGATAAGCAATCCTGAGTTGAACATGGCGATTGTTGCGGCGCGTCAGTTGGCGAAACCTGAGGTTCAGGATTTGATTCGCCATTATGAGAACGAGGGCGTTGAGATTGAGCGCCGGGATTATACTCGGGATTTGTTTTTGGATGAGTTGCAGGCTGTGGCGCAGGCGGCATTGGAGGCGAAGGCGTTTCCGAGTGTGATTAGTGCGGTGAAGACGCAGGCTCAGTTGCTGGGGATGTTGGATCAGACGGTGAATATCAATCACACGGTGACGGCGAAGGATTTGGATCTGCAGACGCTGCGAGCGATGGTGGCGGATCGTGCTGCGCGGAATGTGGTTATTGAGGGTGAGTTTAAGGAAGTGAAGGGGATTGGGGGCGACGCGGAATGAACGTCGATCTGTCGCTGGATGATTTGCTTGCGGAGCTGGTGGCCCGTGAGGAGGCGATGGAGTCGTTTGCGAAGTATGTTGAGTATGTGAGTGGGATGAAGCCGCCGCCGCATTTGCAGTTGGTGTGTGACAAGCTGGACGCGGTGTGTCGTGGGGAAATTAAGCGGCTGATGATTTCGATGCCTCCGGGGCATGGGAAGTCGTTTGCGGCGTCGCATTACTTTCCGGCGTATTACCTGTCGAAGTATCCGACGAAGAACGTGATTTTTGCGACGCACAAGCAGGAGCTGTCGGATTCGTTTGGTTTGAAGGTGCGGAACGTCATCAAGGGGGACGAGCATCGGCGGCTGTTTCCGGATGTTGGTATTAGTGCTGACAAAACGGCGGCGGGCGAGTGGATGACGACGCAGGGCGGGGGTTATCACGCGACGGCGGTTGGCGCGAACGTGACGGGCCGGCGCGGGGATATATTGATTGGGGACGATTTGCTGTCGGGTATTCAGGCGGCGGAATCGGATAGCGAGCGCAATAAGCTGTGGGCGTGGTACGGCGCGGATTTTTTCACGCGGCGTAAGAACAAGGACACGCCGATAGTTCTGATTGGGACGCGCTGGCATTTGGGGGACCACATGGGCCGCTTGGATCAGGCGGAGCGTGATGGGGAAGGGGAGAAGTGGGAGCGGGTGATTTTGCCCGCGCTGGCGGTGGATAAGGACATTCTGGGGCGCAAGCCCGGGGATGCACTGTGGCCGGAGCAGTTCCCGTCAGAGGAACTCGAGAAGATCCGCCGCCAGCCTTCCACGACTTCGCGTATCTGGTCGTCGCTGTATCAGCAGAACCCGGTGGTTGATGATGGCGGGATCATCGATCAGACGTGGTTTAAGTGGTGGCGCAGCAGCGAACCGCCGAAAGTGAAGTATGTGATACAGGCGTGGGACACGGCGCTGACCGCGAATAAGACATCGGCGTATAGTGCCAGCACGACGTGGGGCGTATTTGACGACGATAACGGTGTGCCGAACCTGATATTGCTCAGTGCGTGGCGGGATCGGGCTGAATGGCCGGTTTTGCGGCGCATGGTGCAGCGCATGGCGAGTGATTACAGGGACGATAACTATAAGATGCCCATAAAGCCGTCGCGGGGTAGGCAGCCGGATACGGTGCTGGTCGAGGCGAAGGCGAACGGTCAGATGCTGATACAGGATTTGGGGCGCGCGGGGATTGTTGCGACGCCGTTTAACCCGGATAAGCACGGCGATAAGATTGCGCGCGTTCGATTAGTGACTGACCTGATTGAAAATGGTAGAGTGTGGCTTCCGGCGATGAAGCCTGCCTATGATCAGTTGAGGCCGTGGGCACGCGATTTTATGGAACAGTGCGTGCAGTTCCCGGCTGCAGATTCGCGAGACTGGGTTGATACGATGACAATGGCGTTTTTGCGTATTAAGCAGTCGGGGTGGGTAAGTAATACGGAAGATCCGTATGAAGAGCATTACGATACGCCACTTGAGCGTGTTGAGTTTTACTGGTAGGAGAGATCATGGCCCGAAAACCGACGACGCTCGAAGACACGCTACGCCCCGCCTTTGAGGGCATTGGCGGCGTCGATGTTGACATGCCTGAAGATGGCGCTGACATCGAGATCGAATATGGCGGTCCCGAGATGGTGGACGGCGCGGAAATCAGCGAATTAGATGACGGTGGCGTCGAGATTGATTTCGAGCCTGCCGAAGACCTGCCGGAAGAGGCCGCGCACGACGCGAACTTAGCGTTGTATATGGACGATATGGACCTGAACACGCTGGGTGAGACGTTGCTCAGCGGTGTGGAGGAAGATAAGCAGTCGCGCGGTGACTGGGAAGCGACGATGTCTGAGGGCATCAAGCTGATGGGATTGAAGATTGAGGACCGCACGACGCCGTTTAAGGGCGCATGCGGTGTTTATGACCCTCTCTTGGCAGAGGCTGTGGTACGCTGGCAGGCTGTGGCTTGTGGTGAGCTTCTTCCCGCCAGCGGCCCGGTTAAAACGCAGATTATTGGCGTTGCGAATGAGCAGTTGGAAGCTCAGGCGTCGCGCGTCAAGGACTTCATGAACCTGTATCTGACGGAACTGGCCCCCGAATTCTACGAAGAATTCGATCAGATGCTGTTCTGGCTGCCGTTGGTGGGTTCGACGTTTAAGAAAACCTATCAGGATCGGCTGCTGGGCCGCCCGGTGAGCCGTTTCGTGCTGCCGGATAACTTTATCGCGTCCTATGGCACGACGGATTTGTCCACATCGCCGCGATTCTGCCACATTACGCCGATGACGCCCCGGAATTTCCGCTTGGCGCAGCTGGCGGGCGTGTATCGGGACATCGACATCGGTGATCCACAGCCGGATGACAGCTCGCAGACCCCGATTCAGGCGCAGGTTGACGGTGTTCAGGGCGTTGAACCGGGCGCTGAAGGCACCGAAGAGTACCGGATTTACGAGGTTTATGCCGATCTGAATCTGGTCGGGTTTGAGAACGAGGACGGCATTCCGTTGCCGTATATCGTGTCGATTGAAGAGGGCACGCGCAAGGTTCTGTCGATCTATCGGAACTATGACGAGACCGATCCGACGTTCCAGCGCAAGGATTGCTTCACGCACTATAAGTTCATGCCCGGCGTCGGGTTCTATGGGCTTGGCTATGCGCACTTGCTGGGCAATTCGGCGAAAACGGCGACATCGATTCGTCGTCAGCTGATCGACGCCGGCACGCTGAATAACTTCCCGGGCGGTCTGCGCGTGAAGGGCATGCGCATTGAGGACAATAACATCGGTATTGGTCCGACGGAATTCCGCGAGATTGATACGGGTGGCTTGCCGATCCAGAACGCGATCATGACGATGCCCTATAAGGAGCCGTCGCAGGTATCGCTCGAACTGTTGAGGGAAACCTATGAAGGTGCGCGGAATCTCGCCAACACCGCAGAGATTGCGGTGGGTGAAGGTCGACAAGATGCCCCAGTTGGAACGACTGTGGCTCTTATGGAGGCGGCAACCCGCCTGCAGTCGGCGACCCTCAAGAGATGTCACAAAGCGTTTAGTCGCGAACTGAAGCTGATTGCGGACCTATTCGGTAAATATCTGCCGGATGAGCCGTATCCGTTCCCGGTACGTGGCGGCATGGCTGCCATTATGCGGGAAGATTTCTCGAATAACATCGACGTTATTCCGGTATCTGACCCGAACATTTCGTCGTCGGCGCAGCGCATGATGCGGGCCGAAGCTCTGTTGCGGTTCGCTACACAGCAGCCGGATCAGCACAATATCCGCGAAGCCTATCGTCAGATGTATGTCGAGATGGGCATTCCTGACGAAAAGATCGAGCTGATCCTTGCGCCTGAGCGCCAGAAGCCGCGTCCGCTGGATCCGCTGACGGAGAACCAGAACGCGATTATGGGTGCGCCGCTGGTGGCTGGCCCGTATCAGGATCACGACGCGCACATCGCGGCACACGCGCCGATTGCGCAGGATAACCCGTCACTGCAGGCGCACATCAACGAACACTTGGCGATGAAGATGCGCATTCAGGTTGAGCAGATGATTGGTCAGCCGCTGCCGCCTCCGGGTCAGCCTATGCCGCCTGAGGTCGAGAACCAGATTGCGGTCATGGTTGCACAGGCCATGCAGCAGCTTGCGCCGATGTATAAGCCGCAGCCTGAGCAGGATCCGATGCTGCAGATTGAGCAGATGAAGGTCCAGCAGAAGGAAGCTGACAGCACGCGCGATGCCGAGACGAAACTCGCCGAAGCGCAGATTAAAGCTCGGAGTGACGCGGAAGACCGTGCATCGAAAGAACGGATCGCAGCAATGAAGATGCAGTCCGAAGCCATGCGAACCTTTGGAGGTCAACAATGAAGATGACTGATTTGCGGGCCAAGGCTCGCGCGATTTTCGGTTCGGCGGTTGCCGAGCCCATGCCGAACATGCCGAACGGCGCGAAGGCGCTGCAGCAGCGTGCGAATGCGCGTCCGATCCCGACCTACAAGGACGGTGGCGTTGTGAAGAAGGCTGATGGCGGCGGTATGAAGCCGAAGCTGACGAAGGCTGACGTTAAGATGGGCGATGCGCTCATGCTGACCCGCAAGGGCCGTCAGGTCGTCGAAGCTCAGAAGCGCATGGACGCTGAGAAAGAAGACAAGCTGGCGAAAAAGCGGGCTATGGCTGACCGTCTCTTGGGCGTCACGATGAAGAAAGATGGCGGTGCGTTGGATCGCGTTGGTCGTGCTATGTCAGACATCGCGAATGAAGGTGTTAAGAAGAAGTACGGGATCGCCATGAATCGCCCCGCTTCTGCTGGGCGTGCTGCGGCCTCCGCTAATACGCAATCGGGTTCGACGGGCGCTGCCAGTCAAGCTCCTGTGGTTGTTCGTCCAAAGAAGGATGAGGAAATCACCGTTCGCCCGAAAAAAGAGCAGCCGATCTACGTTCGCCCGAACGTGAAAACCAAGACCGTTAAGCTGGAAGCCCACAAAGATGGCGGTAAAGCTTGCGGTGGCAAGATGAGCAAATACGCTGATGGCGGCAAAGTCGAAGACGCCCGCATCGCGGCGCGCATGGCTGCTGGTAACTATAAGAAGGGTGGCAAGGTCCAGACCTCCGCTGATACTGCCCGTAAGCTTGCCACCGAAATGGGCGGCATGAAAAAGGGCGGCGCGAAGAAGGCTCCGAAAGACGGCCTCGCTGTGATGATCGCGATTGGCAAGCCGATGAAGCCTGAGAAGAAGGCTGTTGGTGGCGCAGGCAAAACCCGCAAGGGTATGGCCCCCATCAAGAAAGCTCAGGGCGGCGCAGCCAAGGTTCGCAAGGGCATGATGACGCCGGAGGGCAACATCATCAACGTAATGAACAAAATGCGCGGTAAATAACGGGGGTGACCGGACGGCGGCCCGGTTAATAGCCGCCACATAAAAAAAAGACCGGAGACATAATATGAGCGCAGAAGAACTGCGAAACAGGTCCGTCCAGCGGGTCGCGGAATTACGTGACCGGGCGACGGAGTATTCCTTAAACGCGAGATTTAGGCCGTCCAGCTTTGGGGAGCGACACATCCCGGCTGTGACAGCGGAAGAGATTGCCCTGCAGGTTCTGGAGGGGAATGCGTTGGTGCGCGCCTATACGGCTGCAATCGAGACCATCAACGAAGAGTATAAGCGTATGATGCAGCCAGACGACGATAAATTACCGGAGCAAAGACGAGGGAGTCATTACTGATGAGCATGAGTAACATTGAGCCGCACGAGGAAGAGCTGGCGAAGAAGCTGATTGATGATCAGTTTATTTCGATGACCGGCCAGCCGTTCGACATGAAGCCTGCGGGCTATCTGGTCGCGGTAAAGATCTATGTACGCCCGGAAGAGCTGAAGACGATCACGCAGGAAGACGGCACGGAAGTGACGCTTTACCTGCCGGACACTGTGCGCGCTGAGGATAAATATTCCTCGGTTTCCGCGCTGGTCTGCGCTGTCGGCCCTGAAGCCTATCAGGGTGATAAATTTGAGCGCAGCGGGCCTTGGTGCAAGGTTGGCGACTGGGTTCTGATCCCGCGCTACGAATCGACGATGGTGTCGTATCGCGGCGTCGCAATGGCGCTGCTGCCGGATGATCGCGTCATGGCCGTTATTGCGGGTCCAGAAGACGTGATGTCGGGCAAATTTGCCGGCGATTTCTAAGGAGTAGAGCATGTCTGATGAAACAGAATCCCCAGAACTTCCGCTCACTGAAGATGGTCCGACAGAGGACATCGACATTGAGATAACGGAAGACGATCTTGGTGAAAGCCTAGCTGACTATCAGGAAGATGATGGCGAGCAGGAAGAAGAGCAGCAAGAAGAAGAGCAGGCTGAAGAGCCTGAAGAGCAACCTGAGGAAGCCTCTGAAGAGGAAGACGAGGAAGAGGAGGAAGCTCCAAAGCGTCGTCGTTCTCCTGAGAAGCGCATCTCTGAACTTGCACGCAAGGCTGCTGAGGCTGAACGCCGTGCGCAGGAGCTGGAGGCGAGGCTGCAACAGGAAGCGCAGCTGCGCGAGCAGTCCGAAGTCGCGATGATGACGCACTACAAGAACAATCTCACCGTCACTGCGATGGATCTCCGCCAGAAACTGGCCGAAGCCCGCACGATGATGGATAATGAGAAGATCGACGATCTCCAGTATCAGTTCACGAAAGTGATGAATGATCTGGAAGCCGTCACGGCTTGGGAAGCGGATCAGCAGAATAAGGCTGCCCAGCCGAAGCCCGCTCCTCAGCAGGCTCCGAAGCCGTCCGAGCAGCAGCAGGTTTCGCTTGAGCCCCGCACTGCCGGCTGGATTCAGAAGAACACGTGGTTCCAGCCGCAGTCGGAAGACTTCGATCCTGAAATGCACGAGGAAGCAACACTATACGCACGTCGCGTAGAACGTCGCTATCGTTCTGAGGGGCGTGAAGATGAGATCGGCAGTGTCGATTACTTCACGGAAATCGACCGTCACATGCGCCGGGAGTTTCCTGACGCATTCTCAGCACAAGCAACTCCATCAAAGAAAGCACCGCCAATGGGCCGTGATTCCAATGTCGCACCAGTCCAGCGCAGCGCGCCCGGACAGCCCAACAAGAACTCGAAGACTGTTCGCCTAACTGCTGATCAGCGTCGCATGGCGCATCAGCTGGCCCAGTCTGGTGCAATCCGTAAGCCGAATGGCGGTCGAATGACTGAGCTTGAGGCTGAAAAATACTACGCTGTTCACATGATGAAACAAGGTAAAGGAGCATAACAATGGCGCGTACATCACGCATGGGCGCGACACGCGCCGCTGAATCTCGTGAAGCTGGGATGCGCAAGCGTCCCGAAACTCACTTCCAATCGAAGCTGTATGTGCCGAAGGATAAGATCCCGGCTGGCATGACATACGCTTGGGTTCGTGAGTCGACACTGAACGAGCCTGATCCCGATAACATGACGGATCGCATGATTCGTGGCTGGCAACCGGTTCCGGCGAATCGCCACCCTGAAATGGTTCCTCCCCCGCTCCCGGGCTACGAAGGCATGGAGGTCACGGTTATTCGTCGTGGCGGACTGATTTTGTGCGAATGCCCGACGCGGGATGTCGAGGAGCGCAATCAGGAGCGCGATCTGGAAAACATTGAAACCTTGCAAGATGTGGCATGGACAGGGCAGAATGACCCCAACCTGCCGCGCTTTGAAGACAAGGATAGCGGCGTGGCGTTTGAGCGCGTTACGTCGTTCAAGGACTAAGCTCCGGTCCACAGTGTGTCTCTCCTCTGGACACTGTGGCGAACTGCCTCCGCCCGGGTAACTGGGCGGGGGCTTTTTTATCCCTATCTAGAAAACCGTAGAGATGTGTTTTCTTCAGGTGTCACAAGCTGAAGATTTGAAATTCTGTTGTCGTCTTTGACTGAGTTTATGTGATCGACATGCAAGTGCTGTGGCGGCCACTCGCCATAATGGAGCGCCCACGCAACACGATGCACTTTGTACAGGACATCAAATAGTTTGAACCTCAGGTATCCCCTATTGTCTTTTGTAGCCACAAACTTGCCGGCGCAACGGCTGTTCCAGCGGGATTGCTCACGTTCAGATTTGCAAAACCTCAATGGCCTTGGAAGCCAAACAAGCTGTCCAGTTTCCGAGTTGTATGAAATTAGTTGGCGTAGATCATCAATGGCTATATCATAGCGGACATGCTTCACCGGAGTCTTCCTTCCGTTGTAGTGGCCGTCGAGGTTCTCACCGCCTCGACGGCTTTTCTGTACTATAATGGGTAACGTATAGCAACCCGTTGACAGTGTTCCGGGTTGAATGTAATTTATAACTAATTCGACGCAGGTCACGTATCCTGCACCCCGATGGTGGTCACGTTATCCACCCCTGAGCTGGCAGCTCGTCCGATGCCGCGTTACGTATCGCGGTACCTTGGCAGGTAAAAGCCGCAACCTTTAACTTCAGCATGGAGAAACCGTATGGCTTACGGCACCAATGCGCCTCAGGGGTTTGTCCCCGTCAAGAAGCTGGATGGCTCTGCTTGGACCGGCGCAACGAATCCTTATCAGATCACAAGCACCTACGCGACTGCGCTCTTTCGCGGCGACCCTGTAACGATCCTCGCTGACGGCACGCTCGGCGTGGGCGTCGCTGGCTCGGCTTGCGTTGGCGTTTTCTGGGGCGTCAAGTTCACCGACAGCACGGGCCGCGTCCGTTTTGAGAACTACTGGCCGGGCAACCCCGGTGTTCTCACCGGCTCGGTCGTTGAAGCTCTCGTGATTGACGATCCGAACACGGTGTTCACCGTTCAGGAAACCAGCGGCACCGGCACTGCCGGCACTCCGCTCGCTCTCACTGATCGCGGTCTGAACATCAACTTCCTGTACACCGCTGGTTCGACTTCGACTGGCCAGTCGGCTGTGTCGATCAACAACGCGACGGAAGCTGACACCAGCACGCTCAACTGCAAGATCCTGCAGCTCGACCCGACTCCGGGTAACGCTGTCGGGGCCTTCGCGAACTGGCTCGTGACGATCAACAACCACCTCTATCGTGGTGGCGTGACCGGCATCTGATCGGCCTAGCAGGGAGATTTAAGAAATGGCTATTAATACAACCGCAATTCGCGACCTGCTCCGTCCCGGTCTGGCCGCAGTTTTCGGCGACTACCCGATGTATCCGGGTCAGTGGTCGGAAATCTTTGAAAAGCACACGTCCGATAAGGCCGTCGAAATCGAAGTCGAAGTCAAGCTGCTTGGCCTCGCCCAGATCAAGGCGGAAGGTGCTTCGACCGCTTACGGCGAAATGGGTCAGCGCTATGTAACGAACTACGTGAACCGTTACACCAGCATTGGCTTCATCATCACCCGTCAGGCAATCAAGGACAACCTGTATCAGTCCTCGTTCCCGCTGCAGGCGAAGGCTCTTCGTCAGTCGATGGAACAGACCAAGGAAGTCCTCGGCGCTTCGGTCCTGAACAACGGCTTCTCGGCCAACTTCCCCATTGGGGACGGCCAGCCGCTCTTCTCGACGCAGCACCCGATTGAAAACGGCGTGGTTGCCAACACCTTCTCGGTGCAGGCTGACTTGAACGAAACGTCGCTGCAGGACGCCATCGTCGGCGTTCAACGCTTCCGTGATGCTGCGGGTCTCCGCATCATGACGAAGCCGACCAAGCTGATCGTCCCCGCTGAACTTCAGTGGACCGCGACCCGCTTGCTGCAGTCGCAGTTCCGCGTCGACACGGCGAACAACGATATTAACGCGATTTACAACAACTCGGCGGTTCCGCAGGGTCATCGCGTTAACATGTTCCTCACGGACACGAACTCGTGGTTCCTGCTCACCGACGCTCCGAACGGCTTCAAGTACTACGAGCGCGAAGCTCTCGAAACCGATGTCTACACGGACTTCGACACCGACAACCTCAAGGCGAAAGCCATTGAGCGTTATTCGTTCGGCTGCTCGAACTTCCGCGCTGGCTGGGGTTCTCAGGGCGCTTCCTAATTGATCCGGGGGTGAGGCTTCGGCCTCACCCTTAGCTATGGAGAAAAACTCATGACTCATTTCTCTGACGGCGTTCGGGCAGGCAGGAACTTCGCCAACAACGGTACCGCTAATCAGCCCGGCGTCTACATGTCGCCGATCAACGTCTATGACGTGGTCCCTGTGGCCCTGTCTGCGACTGCGGTAGCTGCTGCTCAGGCTGTTGCGGCGGCAGGCAACCTCACCATTAACGGCGCTTCTGCGTCGGGTGGCGTTGCTACTCTGGACGTGCCGCGTTGCGTTTCGATTGTTTCGAGCAGCGCTGGCGACACGACTCAGACTGCAACCGTAACTGGGACCGATGCTTACGGCATCCCGATGACGGAAACGATTACGTTCAACGGCACGACGACCGTTAACGGCCAGAAGGCTTTCCGGACCGTGACTCGCGTCGCGATCTCGGCTGCTCTCGCCGGTAACGCCAGCGTCGGTTCAACGGACATCTTCGGTCTTCCGTTCCGGGCCAACACCCGCAACTACGTTCTGACCGCTTGGAACGGTGCTTTTGTGACGACCGGCACGTTTGCTGCCGCCGACGCAACCAGCCCCGCTACGGCGACCACGGACGACGTTCGCGGCACCTATGCTGTTCCGGACGCTGCCAACGGCACGAAGCGCCTGACCCTTTGGATCAACATCTTCGATGATGATACTCAGGTCGGCCTTTATGGCGTGGCGCAAGCCTAATTGATTGGGGCGGCCTTCGGGCCGCCTCAGTTACATGGAGACTGGGATGCGTGCTAAGAAGGACTTCCAGTTCAAGGCAAAGCATAAGAACCCCAAGGGCGGTCTCAATGAGGCTGGCCGTAAGGCTTATAACGCTGCGACTGGTAGCAATCTAAAGCGGCCCCAGCCGGAAGGTGGCGCGCGTCGTGACAGCTTCTGCGCCCGAATGAAGGGTATGAAGAAGAAGCTCACATCCGCTGAAACCGCCAAAGATCCGAATAGCCGGATCAACAAATCTTTAAGAGCGTGGAACTGCTGACATGCGTGGAAAAAAGAACTGGATTGCAGAAGCCGTCAAGAAGCCCGGCGCTCTCCGCAAGCAACTCGGGGCAAAACCGGGTAAGCCCATTCCTGCTGGCAAGCTCGAAGCTGCCGCTAAAAAACCCGGCAAACTGGGTCAGCGCGCTCGTCTGGCCATGACTCTTAAGGGGATGAAATAATGCCTGACGCAGTAAACACGCAGACCCTGTTCGATGGGGACAGCCAAGTCGTAATGAAATTCAACAACGTCTCGGACGGCACGGGCGAAACCGCTGTGCTGAAGGTGGACGTTTCGACCCTGAAGCCCAATTTCCTTGGCAAGGAATGCACCGGCGTCGACATCCGCCGCATCGTCGCTTCCGTCAATGGTATGTCGGTTAACGTCCTCTGGGACGCTACCACCGATGTGAGCGCTTTCATCCTTTCCCCGGGTATGTATACTTTCGATTTCGATAGTACGACGATCCTGCGTAACAACGCCGGCACCGGGAAGAATGGGGACATTCTCTTCACGACTATCGGGGCGAGCGCTGGGGACACCTACAGCATCACCCTCGAGATGATTAAGATCTACGCACAATAGGAGCTTTACGATGATCACTCGTGCATATCAGAATTCTAAGGGCGAGCGTCAGGAAGTCTCGCTGACCTCTGAAGAGTGGGAAGCTCTGACGGAAGATCAGCTTCAGGAAATGCTGGGCTTCAAAGCCGCTGCTCCTGCCAAGGCCGAAAAGCCTGCTAAGGCCGCTAAGGTTGAAGAAGCTCCCGCTGCCGCTGAGCCGGAAGCCAAGGCTGAGTAATGCGTGGACGCAAACAATCGCGTGTAAACGAGGCCGGGAACTATACGAAGCCCGGCCTGCGCGAGCGTTTGTTCAACAGCATCAAGGCGCGCGAGACACACGGCACCAAAGCTGGCCAGTGGTCCGCGCGCAAGGCGCAGCTGCTGGCTAAGGAATACAAAGCCAAAGGCGGTGGCTATGCCGATTAGAAAGCCTCAGCAGTCTCTCAAGGACTGGACGAAGCAGAAGTGGACGACAAAGTCCGGCAAGCCCTCCAGCAAGACTGGTGAGCGCTATCTGCCGCAGGCTGCTATTAAATCGCTGACTCCGGCTGAATATGCTGCTACAAGCAAAGCCAAGCGCGAAGGCAAGAAGGCTGGAAAGCAGTTTGTAGCCCAGCCAAAAGCCATCGCGAAGAAGACGGCGAGGTTTAGATGACCACTTCTGGCACGTATACGTTCGGTGATACCGAGCAGATCGACATCATTACGGAAGCCTATGAGCGTGTGGGTCGCAACCCCGGCACGCTGTCTTCCAATGACATCGATAGTGCGCGCCGTTCGATCAATTACATGTTCTCGGACTGGGCCAATAACGGACCTAACCTGTGGGCCGTTGACCTTCAGTCTATCGTTCTGACGCCGGGCACACTGTATTACGATCTGGAGCCACGCACGGTTTCGATTCTACAGGTCTATACGCGCACCACATCGGGCGGGATCAACACCGATCTCATGATGTCGCCGATCAGCCGCGCTGAATATGACGCCATTCCGAACAAGGCGCAGCTCGGCCAGCGCCCGTTCCAGTATTATTTCCAGCGCACGATCACGCCGCGCCTGTATATTTGGCAGGCCCCGCAGAGCGCTGGTGTGACGCTTTTCTATCACCGTATGAAGATCCAAGAGGATGCGGGCGCATTCACTGACAGCATGGACGCCCCGAACCGTTGGATGGAAGCAATCGCCGCCGGTCTGGCTGCGAAGC